GCAGTGTTTGGCTCGTTGAAGAGAGCTTCTGTATTTACGCCGTCTTTGTTTTGATAGTTGCTCTTCATCGCGAAGATCAAGCCAGTTGGCATGGTCATTGGCTGAACACCAGCAATATCATAAGCAACGATGTTTGGCATCGCGCGACGAACGAGACTGATAAGAACTGGATCCCAGGTCTTAACTGCACCGGTGCCGTCACCGATTGAGTTACCTTCAGCAAGATATGCAGATTGTGCATTTTCTTCCTTAAGTGCTTTTTCTTGGTTTTCGAGAAGAACTGCAGTAATTGACTTACGATAGTTGTCCTTGAACTTAGGGGCGTCTTGAGCCTCAAGAATTGGGGCCCACTTTTTTTCTAGTGTTTCTGAATTAAACATAATAGTATTTTTTCTTTATTGTTTGTTGTTGTTGTTTGGGGTTGGAACCTTTATCAGCGTACTGGAACAGTGGCTTCATTTGCCTTGTTTAGACGTGATAATGCGGTCAAGTATTTTTGCATTGCAGGTGAAACGGTTTCTTCTGCGATCGTTTCATTTTCTACAACTGTTTCGGTTGTTACGTAGGAAGACTCATCAGTTGTTTCTTCAACCAATGTTTCTGTTTCATCTAAGATGCCTTTGAGGTAGAATTCCTTGATAGTTTCGACTTTTTTACGATATGCACTCTCTGACGTGTAGTTTACATCTTCAACAAGAGACTTGAGTTTCTCAACTTGAGTGTCAGCAAGACCAGTTGAGGCTTCAGCAACAATCTTTTCACGAGTAAGGCGTTCAACCTGCTCGGAAAGTGTTGAGATACTTTGCGTGGTGTCTGCTGCTTCTTCTTGAAGCTTAGCGATTGTACTTTCCATTTCAGCAACCAAATCTTTTTTGGCTTCTGGAACTTCGATGTAGTTTTCTACAAATACAGTCTTGAGTGATTGAATAAAGTTTTCTGCAATCTCAGTACGAAGACCAGACTCGATAGCGACAGTATTGTCTGCTGCCCAACTTTCAACCGCATAGGTTAAATAGTTGTCAATCTTGTCAACAAGTTCTTCTTTGATTGCTTCGACTTCTTCGATCAATGCAACTGCGTAGCTTTCTTTAAGTGTTTCTTCTGTTTCTTTGATTTTGCTTTTTACAGCAGCTTCAAAGATGACAGTAGCTTTTTCCTTAAACTCTGTGGTTAGGCCTTCTTCAGACTCGACGAGACGAGTAATGTCAGAGGCGTCGACTGTGATTTCAGTAGTTTCTTCTTGCATTTTCATCTCTTCTTCGTCAGACTCTTCACCGAGTCCGCTTGTAAGCATGCCTACAGCAACGCCGTAGTCACCTTCAGCTTTATCAAGTATGCCCTTTGCAGTTTTCATTGCAATTTCTTCGTCATACTTATCACCATGAGCGGCTTGTAGTACTTGTTTTGCATATTCCATAAACTCTTCATCAGAGCTCACTTCTGCTTCAGAGATTTTCTTGGCTTCCATCATTTCTTCTTCCTCTTCTTCTTCATCTTCCTTTTCAGATTCGCCTTCTTCAGAATCACATGATTCTTCGTCAGACTCTTCATCTTCCATGTCTTCTCCCTCTTTCTTGCACTTAGCTTCAGCGATCTCAGTTTGTTCCTGATCAAGCTCTAAGTTTTCGTCAAGAGAAAGTAATGTTTCTTCGTTGATGTCTTCAATGACATCTTCTGTGTTTTCAATTGTTGTATTTTCCATATATTACTTTTTTCTTATTGTTAGAGTTTGGAGAGGAAATCAGACCATACACGCATTTGTGTTTCTGCTAGTTGCACAGAAGAGGCTTTTTTGATTTCTGTCTCATAATTTTCAAGTTGTTGCGCCTTCAATAAGCCATTATCCCAGATCCATTCAACGCCTTCCATGATGCCGTTTACAAAAGCAGACGGTGCACTTGGGTCTTGAACAATATCAACTGTTGACAACACAAAGTCATCATTAACAAAGGTTTGGCCATTTTTACTCGCAACGGTTCCCATACCACGACTAGAAACTCCTAATTGACAACCACCTTCTAAAAGTCCTTTCACTATTTTACCCATTGGTGTGTCAAGTATAAGCGCCTTTCCAACAACATCATTGCCGTTCCATTGAAGTTCGGTAATGCGATGTGAAACTTTATCAAGGTTAATTGTAGGACCGTCTGGATGATTAAGTTCACCGACTGCACGTCCCTTATTAACATAGTCAGCAACATATTTGTTTACTGCACTTTCTAAAACTTTTTTAGGGTAAATACGACGATTGCGATTTACCTGCTCGGCTTGCATAAAGATGCCATCGATGATAAATTTCTTTTCACCATTTTCAGCCGCTTCTGAAATGTATCTGAGGTCTTCAGAATGTTCTGTTATTAACTTCATCTAATTATTTATAAAAAATCGCTTTTCAATCTTCCTTTTGAACTGGAGAATTGTAGATATTCGATGTTAATTCAACTCGTTTGACATCAAGTACTGTGTGTACTTTGTCACGTATCAAAGCATTAAAGCTTGATGATGAAGCAGACGCGTCATTGTTTATGATGCTGTCGATAAACTCTTTTGTTTTACTCATACTTTAACTATTTATAATATTTTACATTTCAACTCGTCAGAATTCATTTGAAGAACCATCTTCTTCTGACTCTGGAGGCGCTTCTTCAGCTGATTTTTCTTCGTCAATCTCAGTATTCATACGTTCAATATCTGCTTCAGACTGGTTGAGTACGTTGCTGCGTACCCACTTGTCGCTGTAATACTTGCCAATGTGAGAGCTTATGGTATCAAGCATGCTTATGCGTTCTTTCATAATCTCAAAGTCTTTGAGCTCAGAGAAATAGTTGTCTTCAATATAGTCAACTGAGATGCCTTCACGTATAATTTCCCAGTCATCTGCTGTGCATATGCCTTTTAGCAGCAGTTGTACCCGCAACGCCTCGATGAATAGAATCGAAAACTTTTTACGTAACCTGTTGATAAACTTTTGAAACTTGACCTCTTCACGAGATATTTCACTTGCACGACCAATATTAAAGCCTGTCTCACTTTCAAGTCGGTTGACTGGCACGTGAAGCGAACGATAGAGCTTCTTTTGGAAAAAGAGTACGTCTTCAATTTGGCTGAGATTGTCTCCGCCTGGAAGTGTGGTAATTTCTGTACCGCGGCCACCTTCACGACGAGGCAACCAAAAATCTTCAAGCATACTCATGCTCTTGCGGTCATCACGTATCTCGCCAGTATTTGCGTCATAGACAAGCTTGTTGCGATATTTCGCCATAATACCTTGAACATACTCTTCAGCCTTGCCCTTTGGCAAGTTACCAATATCAATATAGAATATACGGCGTTCTGGTGCGCGAGATATACGATAAATCACGAGAGCATCTTCCATCATGCGCAACTGGTTTACAAGCTTTACGCTCTTATGCAGATAAGAAACTGCAAATTTGTTGCTTTCGTCAAGCATCCCAGAAGGAGCATAGACTATGCTGTTTGGATCAATCTTAAAGCCACTGTTGCTGCCAAAGTCATCTGAATACAAGAAATATTCAGACGTGACTTCTGAAGTTTTTACTCCAGTAATCTTGTCTACCTTGTTTGTTATTTCTTTGACCTTTTTAATCTTTAGCGGGTCAATCGCTCTCAACTCCTTTATGCCTTCTTTTGGCTTTTTAGGATCAATCATCATGTGATAATACAACTTGCCGTCGATATACCACTTTCTAAAAATGTCCTGACCATTATAGTTAAATGACAACAACTTTGTTATTGTATCAAACTCTTCGTGTATCTTTTTCTTAATGCTCTCTGGTTGCTCTAGATTATCAAGCACAAGATTAACCGGGCTGCCATCAGAGTCAGAAACGATCGTTGCATTTATAATGTCGGATATTGCAGAGTCGCACTCGGGCTGGGTTGCTGCAGCACGACATTTTAAAATCAAATCTTTTTCGTTTGTTAATGCGGCGCCATCAACGTCGAGTACCTGTCCATAATAACCAGCAGTAGCTGATGACGTTACGACAGAAGTACCGTCATTTTCCACCGGAGCAGAAAATGACGGTACCTTATTAAAGTCAGAGGTATCCTTTTTATTGATTACCTTGGATATTTCATAGCCAAATAGCTTCATAATATATATTTATAACTCAAAAATATACTTATCCAACAGTACTATTAGAAGTCCAATACTGATAATTTAATTCAACAGTAAATTCCTCTACTGCATCATTAGTATCATAGTTAACTTCAATTGTGCTGATATTCGTTGGAAATGCTCCGACGAATGTATATTTTTTAGTTGCAGTTGCACTTTCGCGACTTAATTGCTTGATGTGCATGTCGCTATAATAGTTTAACTGGGTTAATCCTGTAGTATTTGAAGTATGACGATTAATCAAATTCATCCAACTTTCAAATGCGTTGCGAATTTCCATGTTTACATCATTAATTACTGTAATTGTCCAAGGTTCGAATGTACGATCGCCAGCAACTTTTAACTTACGGCCGCGATATGGCACTTCAATTGGCGCAATTACGCTGCCTGGAAGCGATGCACCTTTAATCAAAAACTTTGATTTTAAGGATGCAAGCGAGGCACTGGTAACACCAGCTGGAAAATAAATTTCAGCTTCAAATAGATTAGGACGAGCTCCACCTAAAAATTGATTTTTAAATTGTGATAAATTACTCATTGTATTTTTTCTGTATTATTATTTATAAAAATTATGCACCAATTTCGGTAAATGATACGCCAGTACGAGTTGCAATAAAATTAAGAGAAATAAAGTTAATTGAACGTGCTGGTTTGATATAGATGTCAGCTACGAATCTATTGCTATCGATTACTTGTGGTGTGTTATTAGTTTCGTCACACACTACTTTGTATTCAGTAACACCACGACGACCTTGAACATCTCGTAAGTATGGATCAACTATGTTGATAAACGCATTTCGTGTAAACTCATCGTTCAATTCAAATAATTGATACTTAGCCGCATTGGCAATAACACGCTGTATTGTAATAAACAAACGACGGACGTTAATGCGATCAAACGCGGTAGGACGCTTTTGCCCAGTCTTGTCTCCATAGAGAATAATGCCTTGGCCAGGAACGTTTACGATTGGATTGATGTTTGAGTTGTACAAATCATCGCGGTCAGCCGATTTAGGGTTGTATGCCAACTTAGTTACGCCGCGTAATTGACCGCGGTTAAATCCAGCTGGTGAGAACCATGGATCAGCAATTTCATCTGTGTATGCACAGAGTCCGGCCATGTGACCACAAGCAGGAATCCATTCATAACGATCCGCATACTTATTATACACATAGACTGGGGTGCTATCAAATACAGTGTAGCTTAATACGGTATTAGCACTATTTGCAACGCCATTGTTGCGCCAAGTTTGTAATGCATTAAGTTTAGCCAAATCTGAAGGCAATCTATAGAGACCTAATGGAGCAGATAAAAACACCATAGAATCTTTACGTTGTTCTGCTATGGCAATAAGTGCGTCATTAACTTCAGCTTCAGTGTCATCTTCAAATGCTTCTGCAAATATTAAATTTACGTCTATGTTGTCAGTGTCTTCTAATATTGTCAAAGTGTTTGTGACATTATTAAAGTCTTGGTCGCCGTTAGCGCCAGCACTAAACGTAATAGCGCCGTTTCCAACGAGTGCGTATGTATTGTTTGATACTGTTGCGACATCAGCCGCGTTGCCAACATACACATACGACGAACCAGTATTGATTACGTCCATCCAGTAGTTATTAATTCCAGAACTTGCACGTGCGTCAGGGGCTAATGATAGACCTTCCCAAGTTTCAAGCACTGTGCCCTTTGCTCCAGTTATAAGACCAAGTTCGTCATAAATTACGACATGAACTTCGTCGTTAGTGATAGGAGTTTCTGAAACTTCAGACGCCCATAGAGTCGTGCCAGCAAGCGTAGAAAAGAATTTTTTAGATTCAGATGCTGTGGTGCCCGCATTATTTGCATGAAATACTTGTAGGCTTAATGAATTGCCTAATGAACCAGCATATCGAGCATAGAACGGTGATGTTAAAAGAGTAGAACTCACAATATCAAATGCTGTTTTGTTTGGTATGCAGAGTGTCTCTTCTGACGTGCCATAAAGATAAACTTCTCCCTTAGCATTTTTTGCTGTAGCAGTATCAAGTGTACGAAGTACCTTTAATGAATTGCCATATTT